AAACTGATCGTGACATCTTGCAAAAGTCCGATGCAATGTCACTCGACCTTCACTACGTTTACCACCCGGTGGGCGCAAAGTGGGCTGTGACTGATGCAAACCCAAACCGGACCCAGTTGGCAACAGTTTCCAACTGGTCGAAAGTGTACGAGCTGAAAAACATCGGCATCGTTCGCGCCACCGTCGTCTCTTCAATGGATTAATTAATCATGGCCAGTATCTTTGAAACATCCGCCGGCAAGGCCATTGGCTACGTCTACGGCGGTGCTGTAACCCAGCTCACCAGTAAGGCGACAGGCGTAACCGTGAATGCTCCATCAGGAGCTGTCACGACACATAACGCATCATTGGCAGGCAACGCTGAGGTGACTTTTACCGTCACCAATAGCTCTGTGACCGCCAGTGATGTTGTATTAGTTAGCGTCCAGTCAGGCGCAAGCACAGGGCTCTATCTGGCGTTTGTGTCGGCTACTGCTGCAGGGAGTTTTGATGTCACACTGTCAAACCTCGGTTCAACCGCTGGTGAGGTTGTGGTCGTGAACTTTGCAGTAATGAAAGCCGCAGCCTCATAACTATGGGGCTCTACGCTTTTAGAAGGGGGAAGGAGCAGGAAGCAGCAGCAGCCACCGCCAAGGCTGCCGCTGCTCCGGCACCGGAGGAGACCAGCAAACAGGAATCAACTGATGGCCGTAGTAATCGTCGCAACAGCAGGAGCCGCAAACGCAAACTCTTACCTGACGCTGACTGACGCTGATGCGTTAGTTGATGCAATGGTATTGAGTTCTGATGCCTCGAAATGGGGCACAGGCAACACTGATTCACGGAATCGAGCGCTCACAGCGGCAACGCAGCGGCTTGACCGTGAGCGGTTCTTAGGGGCTCGCGCAACCGATACGCAGTCGCTGCAGTGGCCGCGAACAGGGGTGAGGAAGCCTGACACATATTCGAGCCGATATTCAACCGGCTTCCCTTTCACGATTACCGCTGATTACTACACAGACACCGAAATTCCAGATCAGATCAAGAGGGCTCAAATTGAGCTGGCGGTCTACCTGCACAGCAACACAGACGGCATCAGTTTGAGCGGTCTCGAGGACTATAAAAGCGTGTCAATCGGCAGCATCAGCATCACGCCAAATCTCACATCAGGAGCCATAGGAGCTGATCGCGTACCACCGCTCTATGAAAGGTTGCTGACGGGCCTTAGAATTAGTGGACCGGGCAATATTGCAATTAGACGGAGCTGATGATGATTGTTGATTTTGGGCCTGGCGCTGAATTTGTTTCTGATGGGTTGGCCCATGCGGGACGGTTTAAGGCGCTGTATTTCAAGGAAGAGACTGTAATCAGTGCGATTAAGGCAGAGAATTACACCGGCAATACATTGGCTGGAGAGACATTCCCCGCTGATTCGATGATCTACGGGATTTTCACTAGCGTCACGCTGACCAGTGGCGCTTGCATTGCGTATCGTATCTGATGACTCTTGCCACTTCGCTGCAAAAAGCAGCGCAAAACGCGACGAAGAGCTTGGGCGGTGAAGTCACGGTCCAAACCGTATCTGGCGGCATTTACGACACGGCAACCGGGCAGATCAGCGAAAGCATCAGCAGCAATGAAATTAACGGCGTGTTGCAGGGCGTTTCAGCTAGAGAGGTGAATGAGCTGATCCAATCTGGTGATAAACGGTTGATCATTGCAGCAGCAGACGCGGCAGCTGTGCCGACGACGCAAGACCGCGTTTTGATTTCTGGTTTTTCGCATGAAGTGATTAAGATTGACACCATTGAGCAAGACAATGAGCCGCTCACCTACGAGCTAATTTTGAGGGCATAGCAATGGCACGGCAGATTGATCTAGGCGAAATCTCGCAGCTTGCAGAAGATGAGCTCGAGGAGCTGGTCGTTTTTGCGGCGAAGGTTTGGGAAGGCCAGGTAAAAGAAAAAACGCCGGTTGACACGGGAATCCTTAAAGGCAATTGGCGCCAGGTAAAAATCAGCAAAACACGAATCGAGATTCAAAATAACAAGGTTTATGCGGAACCAGTTGTTTATGGGAATAACCTCCCGCCATCTTGGGGTGGCCTTTACCGAACAAGGCAGAACCCGCCGACGATCCCCGGCTATCCAGATCTGTTAGCCAAAGAGATCGCGGCATTCCAGATCCCGGCCAAAATTGAGCTCATAAGGCGGAAAAATCGCTAATGGCTGCTGTTGATCTAAATGCGGTACGGGCGATCGTCGAGGGCCGGCTTGCGACTGAGCTGGCGCAAGTCCCGTCGATCCCGGTTGTTTTTCATAACATGCCCAACAATCCCACGGCGCGATCATCATGGGTTCAATGCCTTGTGCAGTTTGGCCGAAACGAATATCTAAGCCAGGGCCTGACAGCACAGGGCAGCACAAAGGTAATTGGTGTTTTGCTGTGCAATATCTTCACCCCCAAAGGCGTTGGCCCCGGCGCTAATTATGCGATTGGGAAACGCATTCGAGACCTCTACAATAGGGCCATAGTTTCTGGCGTTTTTTTCGACGCTGCTGACGGCCCTGCAGTTGTGGATTCTCCTCAGCCAGAACCGTTTTTTCAAACAAGGGTTTCTGTGACCTTTGAATTTATTGAGGATCTTTGACCAATGGCAACAATCAGAGGAGAGCAAGGGGCAGTGCAATTCGATGCCTCCGGCTCGAGCAATGCAACCGTGGTGGGCACTCGGAGTTGGTCGCTGAGCACGACAAAAGCAGTTCTTGACACGACGGTTCAAGGCCAAACATCTACAACTGTCGTCGGCGGGTTGGTAGGCGGATCGGGCTCGGTTGAGCTGGTTTACGATAAAACCGCCACAGGCCAATCTGCATTTATAGCTGAGGCCATTAAAACAAATGATCCAGCGACGGCAACTTTCGAGCTGTTTCTTACCGGAACGACTTCAGGATCTGACTCAATCTCCTTTGCCGGGATGATTAATGACATGGAGCTCGGGTCCACGGTTGGGGATCTCGTAACTGTTAATTGTTCGTTTACCGTCAACGGTGACATGACATCAGACGCATAGAGCGGTATGATTTTGTGAATACTTGGTATTAAATGGCTAGGAACCGCGCTGTTGATTTGCTGGTTGGGGAATTTGACCTCAATCAGCGACGTAAGTTTGACGTGAAAAATGCAGACGGCAAGGTTGTTATCAGCCTGTACTTTAAGCCGATCACAAGAGCTGATCGTAAGAAATCGCAGCAACTGGCCGGCACTGATGAAGCGCTGGATGTGAGCACACAGATGCTTTGCCAGATGGCAGAACTTGAGGACGGCACCAAGGCATTTGCCCCGGCTGATGCGCCGAAACTGCAGCGGCAGCTGCCTGAAAGCGTCCTGAACGACCTCGAGCTTTTTTTGTTTGGTATTGGCGAAGAGGCTGGCGTTGAAGATGCAAAAAACGACTGAGGCAGGACAGTTGGCTCTTTTTTGAGTTTCATCTAGCCTGCGAATTAGGGATGACCGTGAGTAAATTGAGAACAGAGCTAACCGATGCAGAAATGGTGCATTTTGCAGCGTATTACGAGCTAAAAGCAGAGAAAGAGCAGGAGGCAATGGACCGCGCCAGAAGGGGAGGCCGATAGAATAGGGCCATGGCTGAATCGATCGTTAAGCTTATTGTTGATGCGACGCAGGGCGTCAGATCGCTTGGGCGGTTCAAGAAGGCAACGGGGGAAGCGACCAAAAAGGCAGAGCTGTTGCAAAAGGCCGTTAGGGCACAGGCAAGAGCCGCAGCATTTGCAAAGAAAAAAGTTGCAGAATTTGGGCAAGCTTCCAAGGTCGCTTTTGATAAAGCGCGGCAAGCTGCAAAAAAATACCAATCAGCGCTTGGCGGGCTAAAAGGCGCGATTTTATCGCTCGGAGTTGCAGCGCTCACAAAGCGCATGATCGGGCAAGCTGCAAGTTTCCAGCAAACGCAAATAAGGCTCAAGGCGCTGTCTGCAGAGTATGGCGAATTTGGCAAGATTCAACAGCTGGTAAAAGATAACGCGAAAACCTTCAACCAATCGCAAGCTGAATCCGCTAGTAATTTTTCAGATGTTTACGCAAGGCTGAGGCCACTTGGCAAAAGTCTTGACGAAATCCAAACGGTCTACAAAGGTTTTAACGCAACAGCATTGGCAAGCGGCACTAGCGCGGCGGCAGCAAGCGGGGCGTTCCTTCAGTTAAGCCAAGCGCTTGGCAGCGGCAGACTTCAAGGCGATGAGTTCAGAAGCGTCAGCGAGCAAATTCCAGGCATCTTGGGGCTGGTCGCTGATGAAATGGGCGTCACTGTTGGGGAGCTCAAAAAGCTTGGCAGTGAAGGGAAGATTACTTCTGACATTCTTATCAATTCCTTGGCGAAAGGTTTTGAAAAAAACAAGGACAAGATCCAACAAATTTTGGCCGAATCTCCAGCGGCAAAATTCAAGGAGTTCAGTAATGCAACCAGCGAATTAAGCAACGCGATTGGCACTGAGTTATTGCCGGTTGTGACTCCAGTCGTCCAAGAGCTGACCAAGCTGCTTAAGACTGCTGGCGGATTGCCAAAACCATTGTTAGCCGTTGCCGCTGCGATTGCAGGCATAGGCAGCGCAGCTTTGATCGCAGCTCCTGGGGTTGTTGCTTTAGGCAAAGCGATTGCTTTCATAAGTGGCGCCGGGCTTTTGGCTGCAGCTCCGTGGCTGGCGCTTGCTGCGGGTATCGGGGCTGTCGTTGTTGCATTGGGCCGTTATCAATCCAAATCATCACAAATTGCTGGCGCTGCTCGTACTGGTGGCGTCAAGGAAGTCGTTGCAGCGCGACAAGAGCTAAGCAAATTGGCTAGTGATACAAGCCTTTTGAGGCTTGAAAAGAGACGAGGCAGCAAGCAACGCAACTTAACAAGACAAATCGTAAGGAACCAAAAGCGCATCAATGAATTGAAGGCAGCAATTGCAGCGAATCCTGCTGATATTGCTCAAGCACAAGTCGCTGATGTCCCAAAACAAGATCAGTTTAAGATTGGCGATGTCGTCGGCGGTGGCGGCAGCACAGCAAAAGGCCCTGACCCTGCGGAGGGGGCAGAAAAGCTACTAAAACAACAACTAGAAGCTGGAGCTAAATTAAGCCAACAGTTCACAAGACAAGTAAGGCTAAGAGAAGCAAGCAGCGAATTGGCGCGTGAAGAGTTGCAAATTGAGTTTGACAGGCAAGACGCGGTATCAAGAATTGCAGAAACAGCAGAGGTCAGTCAGCAAGCGGCGCTTAAAGAATTAGCCAACAAAATTGCAGTTCTTGATGTAGAAAAAGCCAGAGGGAAGGTAGCGGCAAAGCAAGCCAGCGATCAACAGGAAAGAGATAAAGCCGCAGCTGAAGCCGCGCAACGTCGGCTTGAGGCTGACCCTGGCTTCCAAATGCAAAAGCAATTTGAAGAGCTAATTAAACTTGAGAATCAAGTGGCAGCAGGAGCAACGGCTATCGGAGGCGCATTTAGTAATGCTTTTGTTGGCGTTATTAGTGGGGCTAAGTCAGCGCAGGAAGGTTTGGCAGAAATGATGCAATCGGTGGCCAAGCACTTCCTTGATATGGCCGCGAAGATTATTGCCCAGCAGACGGCGATGATTTTATATGGAACGATCATGAAGGCGCTGGGTATCTCCGGCGGTGGCATCGGGTTTAATCCCAATGCACCAAGCATTACAGGCAACTCCCTCGGAGACTTTGGCGGCGGTTCTTTTGGTGGGTTTAGAGCAAACGGCGGTCCAGTCAGCGCAAACACGCCTTACCTCGTGGGCGAACGTGGGCCTGAGTTGATAGTTCCGTCCACCAGCGGCATGGTCCTATCTAACAACGAAACCCGTCAGCAGCTGAACAATCAGCAGAGCGCAGCAAGCACTCGCGAACAGCTGAACAATCAGCAAAACGTTGCCAGCACCCGTCAGCAGCTGGGCAAGCAGCAAGCCGTTGCCATGCAACCGCTGAACATTCGATATGAATCAACGGTCATAAATAACGTAGAGTACGTCACGGCGGAACAGCACCGCCAGGGCATGGCGCAGGCCGCCGAGCGTGGCCGTGCGATGACGCTGACGACGCTGCAAAATAGCCCTAGAACCCGCA